CCAAGGGAGTTATATGGATACTGTCAACATCGGTATAAGTCTCAAACGAGCCAAAGAGTTCAGTCGAGAACTCGACAAGCAGATCGAAACTGCGGAGGCATACGTCGCGAAGGGTTCCGGTTGTGACGGTGCTATCGAGATCCGCATCGAGGCAGGAGCCAACACCCGGTTTCAAGAGCCGGTAGAGATCGTCTTCTCTAATGACGACATGGAGCGAGATGAGATTCGGGATTCGGTGCTGGTAGACGTTTCATAGGGCCATATATCTCGCTTTACGGAGTTACAGGAGGTACAGATTGATCGCAAGTTGGCGGGCCACTCTGTACCTCCTTTTGCTAGAGGTTTGACATGATCTATCGCCTCCATAGGAGCCTTGCAGATCCAACACAGTCCGCCGTAGTAGTCGATGCGAGCTTGTAGCTGAACGAAAGTACAGCGACCTTTAGCGCCCCGCTTACGATCTCTGCGGAGTCGCAAGTAGTAGGAATTGCGCTCAGGCGTCATATATGCTTTGAACTTTGCCCGCATCTCCTCCTTGTTGTCCGCGTAATACCGTGCCGAGTAGGCTTTCACCCGATCAGGATTGCGCTTCTTCCAGCCTTGACTAGCCGCCCTCGTTTTATCTCTATTGTGCGTCTGCCAATTTTTGAAATAGGGATTACGGCAAACCTTACATTGAGAACTTAGGCCATCAGTCGAACGAGGATCGTTCTCAAACTGATTGAATGATCTGATCTCGTCGCATTTAGAGCATTGCTTCTTACCCTCGACTCGGAGTTTTCGATTATATTCGTTGCGGTGAGTCCACTTGGTCTTCAATCCATACACGCGGCAACCGTAGTTGATTTGGGTGACGGTGAATTCTGATTGCTCCGCGATCTGCGTCTGACTCAATCCCTGATCAAGCCAAAATTCCAACTCTTCTTTGGTGGGTTTGGACATTACTGTTTTAGTGTAACAAAGAGTAAAAGGTAACCCTCACGAGGAGGGTCACCTTCCAGCACTTTGTGCTTATTGCTACTTTAGTCCGGAAGTATCGAGCTTTGTTGGCGCGGCGGTAGATCCGGCCTTGAGGATTCGTGCGATACCTCGGCCGTTCAGGATAATCATACCGATCAACTCGTCCATCACCCATCCCTTCCAGAAGGTCTCGACCTGATGGTTCTCCTCGACATCGAGTGAATACATTACTGGCATTACACCAACAAAGTCGGGCTCGGCCGTGAGGAAGATCTCTCCTTGAGGAATAATGATGGATTTCTGGATCTGGAACTCACCGAAGGAGGTGACCTTTTTGCCACCCATGATCGAGTCCTTGAACTCGAAGCCGGTGACGTTGATGTCCCAGGAGTAGAGGTCTCGGATGTCTGCCGGATGGGCAAGAACTCGGTTACCTTCCAACTGGTTGATCTCGATGAGGTTGACGGCGTTGTAGAAGTCCACCGGCTCTAGCGGTACACCGGATCCGATGAGGACCGTCTGCTCGTAGCCGTTGGTACCTGAACCGACGACGACGTTACCGCTGGTACCGATCTGACCACCTGTGGGGTAGGTTCCTACGATACCGTTGTCGCGGGCTGCGCCTAGATCCGTGATCGCGGCCTCTAGGAGCAGTACAAGACGGGCGTCCTCCTGCTTCTGGATGGCCTGACGCGTCTCGTCCTGTGCGAACTCGACGGCGTTGACACGGAGGTAGTACAAATCCTCCTTACGAATTCGGGGGAATGAGGCGACCCTGAATAGCTGCGGGAAGGCCTGCTTACCCTCGAACGGAGTGATTTTGACCTCGGAGTCGGTCGAGTTCAGGATGTAGGCTCGGCCTAGATCATCCAGAATGTCGTAAGGCATTAGAGGTCCGCGCTCTAGCGTATCCTCGATGAGGACGTTGCGAACGATTCCCTCGTAGCGGAGACGAATCTGAATCGGGCCGATCATACCCTGACCGATGCGGCGCATAGCCGTTCGTTCATCAGAGAGGATCGATTTGAGGGCCTTCTGCTTAGAGGTCTTGTCCAGTTTCGGGGCATCCTTCAACTTGGACTCGTACTCCTCTGAGGAGACGGCGACTCGGGCTGTGTTTAGAAATGACATTAGTATCTTTTTCCTTTTCTCTTTTTCGTGATCGCCTTAGACCAACAATTCGACTACGATTCGAGAAGAGGCCGGTCGGTCGAGTACTCGTACAACCGGGATACGTGCGGCGTTGGGTGAGCTTACGTAAGTAAGTCGGCCGTCAGCACCCGCGTACAGGAGAACCGATCCACCCGTTTTGGCTGCACCTTCGTTCAGCGCAGCGGCCAAACCAGTGTCGTTCCAGGCGGGAGCGAGAAGCTCGAAGACGCCTGCGAAGGCACCTTTCCAAACTCCTACGGTGTCCTCTGTGCCAATGTCGTCCAGTTCTCCACCAACGAAGTTGGCGAGAAGACCGAAGGGACGCTCAGTACCATCGTCGGGACCGGTGGCAACAGCCACTAGCTCACCAACGGTGCGTACCATTACCGTGCCGGGGACAATCGAACCCTTCAGCGTGAAGGCGTCAGCCGTTCGCGTGTGGAGAGGGCTTGAGTTACCGGACTTCGGTAGGTAGCGGGAACCATCAGGGTTCCTGAATGATGTGCGGCCTGTTTCGGCACCTGTGCCGGTCAGAACCTGCTCATCAAGAGAAGTCGCGTACGGCGTAGCCTGCGTCTGAGCGTAGAGCGGCCGAATGAGGCGCTTCTGATATTTATTTGCGAGACTGCCTAGATGCTGCATCTAATATCTATTTCCTCTTGGTGTGTGTTAGGTGGCGTAAGCGCCCTACGCGCTACCCCGTCATTGATTGTCAAGACGGGGCAACAACGTTTTAGTGTGCTTACTTCAGGAATAGCGAAGCATCGGGGATCCCTACGGGCTCCTCCTCGGCTGCTTCCTTCTCCACGCTTGCGTTTTTGCGCCCTAGCTGGGGCATTCGGCGGGCCTGATGGGTGTTACCCCTCGACAGTCCTGCCGTCTTCACGCGGCTTACTACGCGGCTCTCGGCGCTTAGCTCCTCGGGTGAAAGTTTCTCTAGCTCGGCGGCTCGCTCGTACTTCTGGGCCGCCGGGGTCAAGCCCATCTCTACCTCCGTGTCCGCGAGCTTCATCGCGGCGAAGATGTGGGCGGAACTCGTGGACGGCGAGAGGTTTACGACGTCCTCTCCCTCAAGGGTCTCGCCAGTGACCGGATCCTGCTGTCGGTAGATCTTGTTACCGTCAGTACCGCTCCAGGTCTTGGTCTCACCGGAGTTGTTGGCGGGAGACGTGACCGGCTGTAGAACGTCTACGCGATCCTCCGCTTTACCGACAGGATCGGAAGGCTCGGTGCCCTTGACGGCACCTCCCCCGGCCAGTCCGCCATCCTCGTGCGGGTAGGGCTCGGAGTCCAGAGCCGTTACCTCCCAAGAGGATGTGACTCCTCCGGAGGACGGATATGCGGGACCGCCTACGGGGTCGCGCTGCTTTTCGACACCGGAGCCGTTGCCCCAGGTCTTGGTGTGGATCTCCTCGATGTTCTTCGAGTGTTCATCACCCTGATCGACGCTTTCGGTTTTGTCTGCGGAAACATCGGCGGTGCCGGTCGTTCCCTCTCCCTCTACATCGATCTGTGCGTCCGCCTTGGACGCATCCTCGTTGGTTGATTCCATGACACCACCGACCGCATCGACATCAACGTTCTTGTCAGGCGTTGCGGCCTCGGGGGCGCCACTCGCTGCATCAGCGGTGTGCTCGCTCATTGTTCTCCTTTGTCCGTCAACTGCCGCGAGGAAGTTCTCTGCGGTCCTGACGTTTGATGTGACCGGGGCTGGGTGATCCTTCGTGACGGTGGCGTTCTTGGGCTCATCCGTCGCAGGACCAGCGTTCGGAACCACGGGGGTCTCCGTGGCCGGATTGGTGTAAGACTCGTGTGTTGTACTGACTTTCCATGACATGTCGTTGGTTACGTGTCCGAGCGTGGCGTTATTGTTGGATCCCTGTTCGGGACCTTCTGGCTCGCCACTGGATGCAGCACCGTCGAATTGTTCGTCACCGGGCAGTGTCGGATCGTCTTTGTGTACGTCCGGGTTGGCTTTCGAGAGGTCCGGGTTACCCAGTCCTTCGGGCGGTCGCTGCCAACCACACACGGTGCATGTGTCGGAATCCATGTCGGATCCACAGACCGCGCAGACAGACTCCTCGCGGAGGGTGTCAACGGGCTCGGGCATCTTCAACTCGTCCACCTGAGGCTCAGGAGCTTCGGCGGTCTTCGAGGTCGAAGCTGTATGAGCGCGAATCTCGCGCAGTAGGGCCGTCTCGTCGGCGGGGTTGAATACAGCCGAGATCTCAAAGAATTTGATTCCGTAACAATCCTCGTAGGACTTCCTCGAAGATGTACGTCCGTGGGAATCGGTGTAGGGGAATTCTGCACCCTTCATCCGGACGTGTTCACAGTAGTCGTCCGGAGTCGTGGCGACGTTGGCGCAGTGAGAGCACACTGAACGCTCTACGTCACATCCCATTGAGAATCCGTCGATACCTTTGTTCGGGTCTTTGGATCCTTCGATGATGGCCGCAGCCAACTTGGGGAAGCTCTTGGCGTCGATCTCCAACAGAAGCTCTACCCATGTCGGAGGCATGTGGTTGTCGGGGGCGCTTGCGTAGTAGGGATCGAGTGCCGCCGCCGTCTTGTGATCTTCGACGTGCAGTTTGGAATCTACGATCACACCTCGCGCCCTACTGGGGTCAGAGTTGTTGTGATCGATGAAGATGGGCTTGCCGAGGAAGGTGGAGTAACCGTACTTCTGGTTGGAGTCGGCCTCGAAGACAAAGTTGGCCGTACGGATACCCGCGATCCTGTTGAAGGCTTCTGTACCACCCGCTAGCTCTACCGAGGGCCAACCATCGTGATTCTTGTTGACTCGGGAGGAAATGGCGCGGATTCGGGCATAGAGGTAACCGTCCTCAGTGCGGTAGTCCTCGAAATCTGCGAACTTGTCCAGGCTCGCGGTACGAGCTTTGTTCTTGGTGCCCTTGATCCCAAGGACTTCTGCGCTCTCTAGGGATGCGTATTTAG